CTATACTCGGCCCCGTCCGCACCCCTCACAATCGAACCGGCGTACTTGTCATAGAGCACCTTCTGCCCGATCTCTGGACGTTCGGCCCAATCCGGTTCGGTGAACGCCCCCCCGCCGACAGCCACAATTACACCCCTCTCCTTTGCGTACTTCTCCTTGTCTTTAACCTGGTCGGGGATATACAGCCCCCCAGCCGTCTTTTCCTCAACGTCATCAGGTTTAATCAACACCTTGTACTCTACTGGCCTGACCCCTGACTTATTCTCCATCTAATTCCTCCATTTCCTTGATTTGTTCCAGCTTAGCCTTGCATGCCACCAACTGGCATACTGTCCCCTGCGAGTTGGGGTTTTGGTAGCTCAACCCCTCTATCAGGTCCGACATTTCCTCCAGCACCGAGTCCTTCAGGGACTTCAGCACCGCCACCGTTACTCGGTCCCGCTTCCACGCCAACACGTCTTCCTTGGTTAGCATTTGCCTCTCCTATCATTCTCGTGAGTTCTGATAATTGAGCGCGATATAGGCCATACTGCGGCCCGACTTCCTTTGATTCTGCGCTTGCCATTGATTCAAGAGCCTTGGCATAGGTCGCAACCGTATCGGCGTAGAGTTTCATGGACTGGTCCCGAAGCTGGAGGGATTTAAGCTCCATCTCGAGTTCTGACGTATCGGGGGGCGGCTGCGGCCACTTTTCGGGAGGAAGCATCAACTGCTCAAAGCCCTCGATCTCTGCCGCGTCGAAGAATCGCTTGTAAATCTCAACGCCGTTCAATCTGGGGTCGGCCATGACCTTCATCAAGAGATCCGCCTTGGCCATCTTCTGCATCGTGGTTCCGAGCGACGGGTCAGACACCGGGCGGATGTTGGCCTCCTTGACGTTGAAATCTTGGAGCGTCACAACACCCTGTGAGTTATCGTCGAGCACCCTGAAATAAACTTCGGGGTTGAGATACTGTGCGTTCAGCTTATAGAGCTTCTGAAATTCCTCGTTAAACCCACGATATACCCGCTTGTATATGGCGGAAAACACTTTCAAGCCCTGCTCAATGCGGGCCATAGTCGTGGTCGCCGTCTCGTTCTGCTGCTGCCCTCCGGTCATTACGTCCTGAACGCCGGTGATGTCTTTGGCGGCCTGGATCAGCATCCCGAGCAGATTGAACAGAACCGGGGACGGGCCAGGAAATTGCATCTGGTAGATTGACTGATCGATTGATACCCCAGCCGGAATGTCAATGTCTTTGAACTCGCCCATCGAGAACTGAACCGAACCACCAGACTTCTGGCCTATTTTGGTTCCCTTGCGCTTGAACCCGCTTGAGTTGTTAGACAGGGTTCCAGCGTCAAGTAGCTGGTTGATTGTGGTGTCGACCGACGCAGACAGGGGCCCGATCATCTGCCCGAAGCCCACATCATAGAACCCTCCATCGGGGGCGGGGATGAAGGTGAACTTTGTGAAATAGTCAATGCGCGCAATCTTGCCAACCCTGGCATTGGAGGCGTCACCAGAAACCATAACAGTCTCTTGCGAATAGTTGGCTTTGATGCGGACAACCCTCTCGGAGTCGCAATGCACAGTCACGCAATACGGCTCTTTGTATCCGTCGCCGTCCAGATCAAGCAGGGTGTGCTGTTCGTAAAACTCCTGCAACTTCTCGTCGTCGATGTCGTCCTTGCTGATGTTCAGGTCAACGTCCGCCCACAATCCAACAAGCTGTCTCTCTTTAATCTCCTGCGGATAGAACCACAGTCGGTGTGTCATGCGCGGGCAGGTCGCAAGATTCTTGGTCTTGTAGTCTACGATGAAGTCGTCGGGGCGAATCCACTCAGACACATTGCGCCCTTGGCCTGGGTCAAAGAACGTCTTTTTGAACTGGCAGCCTTCAACGGGCAGCGCAAGCAGAAGTTTATCGGTCTGCTCCTCCCACTCCGGCATCTCCTCCAAGAGTTGGTAGTTCATAAACGATGACACTCGAGAGGCGGCAGCCATCTTAGAACCGTCCGGATCAGCCCCGTTCACCAACCCCTTAACTATCTTGTTTCCGTTGACAATCGCAGGATAGGCTCTTGCGTTGAACTGTAACGCAGCCACAGTGATCAGCGGGTATTTGACATTGGCAGCACCCGCCCAGGGGAACGTCTTTTCCTGTACAACCTGGAGAGCCATGTCCATTGCTTCTTTAGACCGCTTCTTCCAATCCGCCCTGCTCGCGTCATCAAGTTTGGTCCACTTGACCACATCCCGGCCAATCTGGGTCAGTTTGGACGGCTCAAGCTCGTCGCAGATGTTTGTGGCCTCGGTGTATCTGATGAGCGTTTCTATTGGGTTCTGGTCGTCCATTAGTTTGCGTCTTCCATTTGATCTCTGGTTAGGATGACTGTTTTTTTGCCTATTGTGCCACGCTCAAACTTGCCACCAAACAGAAATCTTGGCTTGAAGTGTTTTCTGATTCTAACCCTAAACCATAAAAACCAACACTCTCTGGCACAAACAAGACGGCCCGATTCGAAATCCTCAACTATGGTTTTCAACATTGGCAGCACTGGTATTAAGAACCTTATATTTATCAAGTCAGCCCTGTTTTCGATGAGATTGAATCCATAACCCAACCGTTGGCACTGTTCGCGCTTATGAAACATATCAATATCCCGTCACGGAGTTGCGTTTCACGTTCTTGAAATCGTCGTAGTCTTCGGAGTGAGCCACCATCTCATCAACCGCAAGCGCCATCCCTGACATGATCAGATATCGGGTGCAGTCCATAAGGTGATCGTTCTCTTTCACGATCTTGCCGTTCTCGTCCCTGCGATACAGCCGATACTCTTCAAACCACCCACGGAGAGAGGCGAAGACCTTGAACCTACCCGACACCATCCTCCGATAAACAGCGTGTATCCCGGCCTCTACCGCGTTGTCTGCAAGGTCAACATTGAGCCCCATACTCACATACTCATCGTATAGCTTGATGCCGTCCTTCTGGCTCCTGCCACGCGAGGCAGGGTCAATCACACCCGGAATCCAATCCCCCCTCGACCGAATGGCGTCAACGTGCGTCGCTGGTTCTGCCTGGCCCTGCTTGTATGCACTCCAGAGATACACAACGTCGCTCTGCCTATCCCAAGCCCCCCAAATAGCAGCGGTGCAATTCCAACCCACATCCATTGCGTAAGCCATCGGCCAGAAGTTAGGTATCTCAAAGTCTGCAACCGTGATGCGCTCTTCCAATACGGGGTAGATGGCCCCGGAGCCAAGCTGTGGCACCCCCTTGCTTCGGGCGTCCCTCTGGTGCGGGGGGATGCTGTTCCAGAGCTCATCCTTCTGCTCCTTGGAAAGATGGGGCGCATCCTCCCAGGTCGCGGTCGTGACGTATTTCGAGGCGCTTACTGCTGGCATTTGCGGTTTTCCTCAATTCTAAAAATACCTAAGCGGGTTTTTACGTCACCCAACACATCCGATTTTGAGGTTTTCCTCAATTCGGCACCTTCCCATCATGCAAAAAGGTCTTAACCACATCGCTGATACCCAATAGCGGCGTAAACGTGCATATCAACATCCCATCCGTGGTCATGGTTCGAATCAAGCACTCACTCCATATTGCAAGGTCTGGTTCCTCGTCGAGCCAGATAACGTCCTTTGCTGTCCCCTGAAAGCTCTTCCGCTTCTGATCATACGACTTAAGCCCGAGCCTGGACATCCCGCCGGAAATATGTTTGATCGTCGCGCTCTGGATTGCGTCTGGCACCCCGTTTCTCCTGGTGTGGTCGATGATACTATCACCGGGGAGCATGCCTGTGCCGATTTCCTCTGGGGGTCCGAATAGCTCAAGCTGGATGATGTCCCTGACCGTCTCGCTTGTGTCGCCAGCCGCCCAAATCGATGTCGGTCTATCCCATCTCCTACCCGGCCACCAGTCGGGGTATTGCCCGGTAAGATGCAGCGCAATCTCGTAGGCGCCTGCAATAGTTTTGCCGACTCTGTTGGCAGCCATGAACAGCCGCTCTCTGTATGCTGCACCGGCTTTAAAGTGCTCCAGGTGCTTGGCGTACAGGTCACGCGCTGTCGGCCCATCGCCTGGGAACATTGTAAAGAGCTTACGCCTTGACTCATAATAGAGTAAGCGCCGCCTGACCTCATCAAGAATCGCGTCCCTTGATTGCGGTGAGAGCTGCCTCAATTCCGGCAACGCCTACTTGGCCAAATGTGGCGAGGAGGTTGCTGGTTGCATTTA